ATGCAGAGGGGGGTGGGTGTGGCGAGACCCCCTCCCCCTGTCTTTTTGTTTGACCTTCTCCAGTCTGGAAAATTACTTCTCAATAACCTTCGCCACAACGACTTTCGATTTAGTCAACTTTCTTCAACTTCTTTTGTAACCTTTCGATGAACACCTGAAACATTCTCTCTAACTATCTCATCGATGGCGGCGACGAGGGCTGCGTCAAAATCTTTATCTGATAAGTCATTAGACACAACAGCAATCCTTGCTAACAAACCGGATGTGTTATAACCAGCAGCCATGTCCCAAGAAAGCCAGGCGTCCCAATCTTCAAAGGGGGAGTGGGGGTTATCAATTGTAGTGAGCATGGTTTTAAGCACTGTTTAATCTACCCCTCTCTTTGTTTTTAGTAATGACCTACACATCATCAACCACCTATCGATGTGTCGAGGGTGGTTAGTGAAACACCAAGGGCGTCGGCCACTTCGGCACGGGTGTAACCCAAAGCCAACATGGACTGGGCCCTTTGATTCTTGGCGGGGGTCATTAATAGTTTGGGGCGGGGGGTAGCTAAAGAACGAACACTATCCATGTCAGCATTCTTTAGAATGGTGGTGAGTTTTGAATCACTAATAGCCCCTGCCTGAATTGCTTCCCATTCTCTTGGTGTTAGTACTATTCTACTGCGGTGTGCACCAGTAATACGACGGGCTTCCTCCAACGCTTGAAACTTTATCTTGGTCTCCGTCTCTTTGTCCATGTTTGGATTAGCTGCTTTCTTCTGCCTGAAGATTGCATCCGCACGAACAAGAGCCTGTCTTTCAAGAGGTCTGTTTCTGAGGGCGAGGTCTATTTTAGAATTGAGGGCGGCCACTTCTTTACTGTATGTTCTAGCAGCAGACGGTGAGTAAACAGAACGGGGGGTGTTTAAAGCAGCAAGCCTGGCCGTGTTAGCCATACCCTTAAGAGTATTAGAATGATTCGCATACAATCTCTCCATTGGTGTACCACTGGATAGAGTATGTGCATCATCAGTCTCAGCAAGCTGCTTAGAAATAGTACGACTCAGTACTTCCTTACCTTGTCTATCTACATAGGTACGACCAGTAGGCTCATAGACCCGCTTACCACTAACTGGATCAACAGACCCACCTTTTGATGCCCGACGTAGATCTCTTTGAGGCACACGTATCTCTGCGCCTGCTCTAGAAATGAGAGTTGATGCGCCCCTATTTGCACCACCTTGATACTCTTCTTTGAGAGCACGGATCCCATTCACATCATAAGACAGCTTGTAGTTGAGGGCGTGTTTCTCTGAGTCAATCACTACCATGGAGTGTCTAACTGCACGAGCAATCTTGTCGTGAGATGCACCTTTAATAGTCATGTCTGTGATTAAGTTAGAAACATCCCCCATCTCATGCTGTTTACGATCTGTTGGCCCACGTGTACCATACTCAATTTTCTTGGTTGAGGCGTTGTACCTACCCCCATCAATAGTAGGCATACCGTCATAAGGCGGATACTCACTACGAGGATCAAAGTGTCTCAACCCCTCCAATGCAGGAGAAGTCCTAACACGTCGATTATTGTTTGGAATTACAAGTACCGTGTCACCATCGAAATCAGCACCAGACAAACGCTCAGCAACCTTTGAGTTAATACCAACTGCATCGGTAGAATCTCCTAAGATTTTCCTTGACCCACTGTGTTTGTTGTTAACTGTGAGTTCAGGGATCTCGAAGGTTCCGCCATGGGGGTATCTAATTAAAGCTACCCTCTCGCCATCTCTAAAGTTTGGAGCGTAGATCTCTGTGTCTTTCAGAGTATTCACAGGAAGAATTACTTGCCACCTCTGACGAGGAAGGTTCGCTGCCTTAAGATGCACAGCTGCAGAATCGACGCCATCAGCGTACTCTTCTAAAAGTTTTTTACGAACTGTTGGGTTCGTAAGCGCCATGATTTCGTCGAATTCTTTTTGTCGTCTTTCATGAGTAATTTGAAGTTGACCTTTGGCTAGGACAGGGCTCTGTTTTGACAGAACCTGAGACGCAACACTCTTAGACCACCCAGTGTATGGCTCACCCGTTTTAGGGTTAATTCCTCCACCACCCCAGTTACCTTCTTCGTTAACAAGGTTCATAACAGAAGTGGCCCGATCTTTTCCATCAGGGCCTTTCTCAAGAATCTGTCTACGAATGTAAGAGCCGAACGGGTTGTCAGGATCAGCGCTCAACTCTTTAAGAGCATCCATCTTGTGGCCGGTGTTCTCTTTGTTGGTATTAAAGACTAAATCTACGCCTGGTGGTAGGTTATCCTTGTAAATCGCCATACCTTTAACATAGTGTCCATCACCAACCTGAATTCTAACCTGAGCATAACGAGACCCACCAAGTGAAACATCCTTAACCCCAGGACGAACGTAGATCACTCCGTCTTCTACCGCACCACCATCTTCTTTGTACCTGACGCCCAGTCTTTTTGGGTCCAAAGCCATTGGTTTTGCAATGCCGTAGAAAGATCTGCCCCCATCTTCAGAGAAATCAACCACGGTCTTGATCTGGTCTCTATTTTGGTGTACTTCTTTGTATGTAACTTTTGGGCCAGCCATAACACGCATCAAAGTGTCTTTGCCGGTTCCTGGCTGTGGGACTTTAACGTAGTGCCTTGTATAACCTTCGTCTATTAGCATGGCAATGGCAATTTTCACACGGTCTTCGCTCACTCCGATGTGATTTTCAATACCACTACCAACATCCAAGTACTTCTTGGTGTCTATTTCTTCTTTTAACTTATCATGAACGCTATTGAGAACATCATTCTTGTCTTTTGCCCCAGGCGCAAGTAGAGCACGATATGAAGACTCCGGAATACCCATTCTCTTAGCTGCGGCAACGTTTGAAAAACCTTTCTTCTGAAGTCGAAACGCTTCGTTGATCTGTGCAGCTTTGATTTCGTTTTTAGCGATGGTCTTAGCTGCACGAAGGTCAGTCGTGTTCATTCCAACACTTCTGGCAACCTCTGCTTCGCTGATCCCGAGTTTGATAGACATGTCTTTGAGCCAATCAAGAAACCCCATACCCCGTTGTTGGGTATTATTGCCGGAGCCCCAAGGATACCGGCCAGACTTTCTGAGGATACCGTAATGCTCTAGATAGGCTTCTTCTTCAATTACTACCACGCACCCCTCACTTTCAGTTCTTCGATCATGATGTCAAACGCCACAATCTTTTCCATGATCATGGAGATTGTTTCTGGATATGGTTTGAAAACACGAACATCATCGCTTTGGTAAATGCGCAACTCAATTTCAATCTCGAAAGGTGTGATTATGTATTCGAGACAGAACAATGCTGCATAAACTTCAAGTTGATGATGAGATGCTTCAACTGCTCCAGTTTTCAGGTCATGGATACGCAGAATCCCGTTGTAGAAACAAATAGCATCTGCATGGCCATAACAGTTCTCTGAGTAGTACAGAGGCTGTTCTGTGTCCATCTTGTACCCGATGGCATCATTAACATACACATTTAGTGTATTTCCATCTTCGGGTAGTTTGATTCTTAACCGAATAGCCTCATGGGCGAAAGCGTGAAGCTCAACTCCCTTTTGTGCTGCTCGAGCAGCAACGTACCTATCAGCCAACTTGACATCGCTGTAATTGATCCAATGATAATTGCTTGGACTAAGAAACGCATGTTTACCTTCTAGGTCCGAGTGCGAGTTGAAGTTCATTTAATACACGCTCCTCGGTAGAAGGGTTAATGAAGGATGCGTATGACATCTCCCCGAGTTGATCAATGTAGTACTGTTGATTTGGTTGAACGTTTGAAGAAGCATCCATCTTGACCTCGAGCATAGCCCAACGATCTCTGTAGAGAATCAGAATGTCTGGAACACCTTGCATAAAAGCTGGATCGTTCTTCAAAATGAAACACCCAGGAAACATGGTTTTGATCTTCTTAATCAGATCTCTTTGATATAAGGGTTCTCTCATATCAGACCGGGCATGGGAGTGGTCGGCCATCATCAATCCATGTTTGGCGTTCGTCAATTGCTTCTTGTTCAAACGATAACGCTTTTTCTACCTCTTCAACCAATAAAATAACATTGTCGATGGTTTCTTGAGTAACCTCGTTTCCACTTACTTGCTCAAGAAGAGCAACCCAACCAGCAGCATCTATATGTGTACCAGCTGCTCTGACCCGAGCAGAAGCCTCTGTAGCATTGATGTTGAGCTGATCGTAACATGCGTCTTCTTTGTATTCTTTATTTCCACGTTCAGTAGCAGTCTTCAACGTCAATGCTAAGAAAATGACGGACAAACAAAGAACCAGAAAAGAGCATGAAAGAATGAACATTGGCCAGCGAAGAGTTGCCCACCAAGGATGAACATTATCGATCAGGGCCGCTTGATACTCGTGATCTTCTTTAATAACAATTTCTGCTTCCTCAAAGGTCATTGGTTGATCTGGCATAACCATTGGTATTTCAGAACTTGGTGTTGGGTCCTCTCCCACTATCCCTCCCTCGCATTCTTAAGACTTAAAAGCTCGGCTGTTAAATCCTCATTCCTTAATTTAGAAGAAGCCAAGTCCGCTGTGATCTTATCGATCTTACGCTCTAATCGAGCAACGTCTCTCTTGTGTTCAGCTTTTAAAGCATCAATCTCTCTTGTATGCAACGCGCTAAGAGCGGTAATTCTCTCTTCGTTCGCTTCATGTTCTGTTTTCAATCTCTCGTTCAACACAACGACTGTTTGCGACATAACGTTTTGTGCTATCTCGACATCCGATCGTCTTTGTTCATTCTCTAGTTGAACATTCGTTGTTTTTGAATCCATTCTGATCTTATGCCAAGTAACAAGTTGAGCACTGACAGTTCCCACCAATGTAATCAGAGCCAACGTAATGGCTATGGTTGCACCGTTGTCAACTGCAAAGATCATGAAGGATAAAATGATGTATCCTTGAACCATAGCCGCCGGTCACCTCCTATTCGGATTTTATTGGTTCTACTGGTGTATCAGACATCGCTTTCGACATTGAAGTGTAACCTAACGCTTGCGCTATTTCAGACCTCTGAGCCAGAGTAAGATCTGAGGCAATAGCCAAACGAAGAAGACCGTTTCGTAAGAGAGTTATTTCGTGCGCTTGATCAATGGCGTGAGCACGCAATATTCTTACATCTTCTTGGCTACGAGCTTGTTCGTCTAACACCCCTTGTTTGTAGGCAGCGGCTTCTCGTTCAGGAGATGATACAAGCCACTTCACAACCAGCCCTATAACTCCGCCGCCAGAAACAAGACCTGCTATTAAGAGCTGAGCTTCTGTAAGTTCTGAAGCAATAAACGAAAATACAACATTCATTGTAATCCCCTAGTCCAAACAGAGATTAGAAGCAATATGCATCCTGCTGTTATCCACCCCCAAACAACTGTAGCAAGAAAGATGGAGCCAGCTCCTTGTTGGTCCAACCCCCACAACGCAATCCCTCTGGTCCACGAAGCTAGAATCATGACGCCCATACCAATAACTGTTACTTTTCGCCCATGTAATATGTCTCCCTTAACACGAGGAGTCAATGCACACCCATACAAAATTAAAAGCCCAGCTATTAGAAATAGGGGTATCAGCACTCTAGCAGACCCAGTTGACGTTAAAGAGAAGAACCCGAAAATAACTGATCCGAACGATATGTACAAAGGCCAAATCCTATCAACCGGTTCGCCTTTTGCTAAATGATGTATCAAACGCTGGTGTATCATGAGGGGTTCACCTCCTTAGACAAACAGAAAATGGGGGGATATCTTGCCCCCTCCTATTATAAGCCATGTTTTAACTGCGATACTGTACCTAATGAGACAAATTCATAAACAGCGCCTGTTGGATACACTGGACGGCCGGTCATAGCAGAGTTGTAGATCAAATCCCAGATCCCACCATCTTGCAAAGCGGCGTCCATAACGCTATCGTGAACAACACCTGTCTGCGTGTTGAGGATGAATGTGTTGTACTCTGGTAGTGGGCCATTCTTGAACTGCCTTGTATGCTTCCAGGCAAACCAATGTGGTCTCCACATCAAGTTCTCCCAGTGGTTATTCCACTCATCACCGTCGATGTTGATGACGTCGAGGTCGTGAGTTCTAGATTCGAGGTCTGTCGGTTTCTCGACGAAAGCCTCAGCCACTAGAACTCGCACAGACCTTGTATGGATCTCTCCTTCTACAGAGAAGTTCACCTTGACAGTCCCACGCCCATTTGAGCTCAGGAGCATCGATTGGTTGTTACGTTTGCTGAAGATGTTCCCATGATCACTAACTTCGTAATCCGGGAACTCTTCAACGTCTACCCATCGTTCGCTCATCGTTCTCCTCCAATCTTCTGAACGTATACTTCGGGTGAATACGTGGGGCCAAACCGTTCAAGTGTCTCCATACGTGAACGGCACTAACTTCTAGCCATCTAGCCAGAATTCTCTGACTATCGAAGACCCAACCCGTTTCATTGCAAATTACCTTGTTTGTCACTGCTCCTCTAGACGCCAATTTCTTTGAGTTTCGCTCCACACATATCTCTCTCCATCTAATCGCTTAAATGTGTAACCTTTGATGTTGGATGGGTTCCTACATCTCATGTGGCTAGAAAACAACCCATGACTTACTCCTAACCACTTGACGGCCGCAGATTGGCTCGGAAATTCTTCTCCTGTCTGGTCACACATAATTCTTCGAGTCATCGAAAACCTCCATTTTCGTTCATATTTGGGCAAGAAGTGGGCGAGCGATTTTAGAGTCTCTGCCCGGTTTGGCCGGTTTTGACCTAAACAAACAACTACCTACAGTGATGAATACGGTACCTAAGAAATCCTTTAGGTACAGTCTCTCTCAAAATATCATCTACAATAAAGGAAAATAGCCCACATTTTTGGCCAAAATCTCAAATTTCATGTAATTTCTTACCCCAAGACTAGATTTTTCTCAAATTCACGTTCGTTAAAGCTCTTCTTCTGAGACAGGCTTTTACGGATCGCAACGTCAATTGGAGCGAAACTAACCAATATATAGTAGTACAAATCCACAAATGGGCTATCCAATCTATCGATTCTCCCCTGAGACTGCATAAAATTTTTGTAAGAGTACGTAAGACTGTACATAAGCATTGCGTCCGTAGAAGTGCATTCCCAGGCCTCAGCTCCAGCGACGTATTGAACTAGATAAACCCACCGATCTGTGTCCGGAATTGGCTGCTTTCTATGCCCATTCCACTCACCCAAAGCGACCTCATCTGACAGCGTCCTGAGAATCTCAAGCTCGTAATTGAAGTTGTAGAACACGATCAATTTAGGGTGAGACACCATCATTTTCCGAACCATGTCAAGACGGCTAGGATCGGAATTGACGATCCTCCGCATAACACGGAACAGCTCACCAACGTCCTTAATCGGCCTATTCTCATAGACATTCCACCTATCTTTGATGGCCCTATCCCACAAACTATGGTTGTAGCCACACTCCAAATAGTTTAGGATCCGCTTCGTATGCTTGTCGTACGGCATCTCTACCAACACGTTGTTGCGCAGCCTCTGCAACTTCTCAACGCCTAAGTACGCCTTGATCTTTGGGAATTTTACGTACGGTGCGTAGACCACATGATCCCGCTTGAACTCAGTGATGTTCCTGTACCACCCGTTCGCAATGAACACCGGGGCATAATCGATCCAACTGTCCCCAGGCGTAGCGCTCAACATGATCCAGTGGTTCTTGCGTGCGATCTTGATGAACGACTTCACCCATGCGCCATTCCCGACCAGTCTCTGCTCATCAAAGATGAAGAACGCGTCCTCAATCTCTTCGTAGGCTGAGATCTTATTCCACGAGTCGATAGTCAGATATCCATCAGCCGTGAACTGGGAGTCAGTGGAGATGCAGAACTTAGCAGCCTCATCCTCCCAGTCCAGACTGTCACGCTTCTTAGCCGTCGTTATAACGATGATGTCTCGAGGCGACTCGTACTTCTGATAGTAAGCCAGGGCTGTAGCCGTCTTACCACTACCTACTCCTCCGTAGAGGATCTTTCCGTTTCCGAGCTGTTCTATCGCTTCTAGCTGATGTTCCATCAACTCCATTAGATCCCCCTTTCTTAGGAGCCCGTTTCTTTACATAAGTAGGCACCTCTGGGTGCTGTTTATCCAACATCTCACACAACACCCCTACAGTGGCGACCAAACAACCATGACAAAGATAAGCGAAGGTTTGGTGTCCTGGGCAGCTTGTAAATGCGTCCTTATACATTTAGATCCTCCTTTCATATAATTCACAATCTGATTAACAGCCGAATAACCCATGATCGTTTACCGAAGTAAACAACGGCTCCGTACGCAAACACTCGAAACCCGTAGTACCTACGAGTCGTGTCTACCTCTCGTTCGATTCCTGGTGACCAGAAGTATTTATTCACTTTTCTTCATCTAACACTCGTTGGGTTTCGGCTAGGCAACGGTCACAGTCGGCTACAAATCGGTCATGGAACTTGCACCCTTTGAAGTAGGTCTTCCTGATGAAGTCAGCTACGATCTGTCTTTTGTTGGTTTCGTTATCAACGTGTTTAGCCATTATTTTCTCATTTCTTCTTGTTGTCCTGATCGATCTCCTTGTTGAGAATGTCTACCAACCGATCTATCGAAGCGTGCAGACAAGCATTGCATCCTGCGTTGAATTTTGTGCCTTCTGGATGCTGCCCTAACCCACATCCCACGAAGACCTCGTTCTTGTTGAGCTTCTTCATTCCTGTATCTCCAGGTCGAACCAAGGTGCGTCAATCAAGATATTCGCTGAACGACCAGCGCTTTGCTTGGTCACATATGCTTCTGCTGAATCAGCGATGATGCGGTTGTTCCCGGCCTTTAGCCTCCAACGCCATCCGTCCTTTGCCTTGTAAATCACTAATAGGAGTGACTTTTTCATGACTCTTTTCCTTTTCTGTTGTTGATACTTTTTTGAGATACTCGAGCACACTATGCCCCAAAGCTTTTCTGTGCTTCTTCGCCCATGCGTTACGAGCGTTCTGATCCTTGAACGCCATTACTAGATGTGCTTTTGTGTCGGCCGTGTAGTGAGACATCGTGCAGTCATCACAAACTGCGTACCATATGGTCATCGCTTTTTCCTTTCCCCTAATCCGTTGGCACAACGACAAGCCCCATGAACATGCATCTTATCGTCGACAGGTAGTGTTGGGGTATAACAGATAATATAAATCACCAACAGATCTGGGGTACGACCTTTCGTAAAAGGAAAATATACAAGAGCGTCCTTACACAGTAGACTCATTACCAGTTCGTCTTTCCGTGGACGTGATAACCGATATGCCCCTCTGGCCTACGGCATTTGACCTCGACCAACATCTTTTGGAATTGATCGCCGTTGACGATCGTTGTTGCATCGCACTCCTTCAGAGGTTTTACGCACTCCAACGCCAAATCAATAGACACACAAAGATATGTGTCGCCAACTTCCCGTGCTTTTTCTACACGTGCCTTCAGTTCATCCCTCGGATCTTCGTATAGGGATCCATCGTACATCGTGGCTTTCCACATAGTTATTCCTTTCTAGGTACAGTGTTACAAAAACATAAGGTATGGAAGAGCTGAGGATCCGGGCGCCGTTCCCGAATCCCCAACTCTCATCCCGTTAGCTACTTTCCAACCATTCAGGCCTCTGTTCTCCAACGAGGGCCTGTCTGATCCAGATAGGTGGCACGGGGATCATGGGCGGCTTTGGCAGCTCATCGAGTTCGACGTTCTCAACCTCTTCGCCTGGGAGCACCAACGTAAAGCCGATGGCGGAGATGACATTCGTGGTGTGTGCGTACATGAAGTTGTAGACGTCCTCCAGGCTGTGCAGCCATTGGGTACCGGGCTTTGGCGAATACCATTGCCCAACCACGGTGTCACGGATCAACTTGGCGTGAGACAGTAGGACGTTGTCGTCGAACTCGAAACGCCCGAGCTTTGAAGTGAGGATCACAACTTTACCCACTCCCACTTCTCAGCGTCCCAAACCTGCTTCGGACGCCGGTCCTTCCGAGTGTTGTAGTGCTCACGAGCTGCTTCGATGTTTTCTTGTTTGTTCATTTCATTGTTCTCCTTTAGATAGATATAAACAGCGCTGCCGCCCAGGTGTGCCAGACCTGGGCGAGTAATCTGGTTTTCGGCACCCCGCAGGGTCCAGATACTGCAGCAGCGCACCCTGACACCTTGCGGATGGTATCGGGGGAAGGAGCCGGGGAAGGCGGAGTTACTCGGCTCCGGAGTTTCCTCCCCCGACATGATTTTGATCAGACCACAAGATGTTGTGGCGCTAGATCTTCGTCGTTATCGTTGAACAGACTCACCCCTCCTGGCCCAACGAGTAGGCCTAGGAAGATCAGCAAGATGCCGAACAAAACCTGGCCTCGGACGATTGTGACGATTCCGTAGATGACAAGTGCTACAGCGATGAGCCATAGTACAAACTCCATGTCCCAGTCTCTTTCTTGTGAGTTACCAGATCTTGAATGTGATAAGCACGGCGCAAACGGCTGTGACGCAGTTCGCCAACGTGTTCAAGTTGATGTTATCCAAGTTCCCCCCTTTCCTTTTCCTCGGCCACGAGATCTACATGCATCATTATGTTGCCCTTCTCGATTCGGATCATTGGCACGTTTGTCTGCTGCCAATCAGTCCCGTGGTGTTCGTTCCAGCCTTGGAATATCTCTCCATTGTCCAGACGATTCTGAATTCGGAAGACATCAGCCGAAGTAATGTCTCCGAAGCCGAAGAACTTCCCGTCGACTTCCCACCAGAGGTTTTTATAGATGTAGCGTGCGAAGAACTGTGCATCCCTCAAACCGAAACGATTCTGAAGGATGTGTGCGTTCTTATACATCTCCATGATTACACCCAAACCGAGTTCACATCGACGTACGTAACGACGTTACCCTCAATATCGACAGCGTGTTGTATGTTCTTAACTGTATCGATAGAAACGTGCTTTAGTGAAGGATGATCGAACGCAAAGGTTTGACCAACGACAACATTTGGGATCGGCTTCATGACGATCACGATCCTTTCAGGAAAAGTGATCTGCGTTTTGAAGTCGCTCATTACTTCCTCCTGCTGAAATAGATAATCGCTCCGACCAGGACTAGGCAGACTGGCACCAACACGAACAAAACATAATTAGTCATTATTAAATCCTTTGTTTGAAAAGAAAATGAGAGGATGCCCAACATCTATCCGTATTGCAACCAGGGTCATTGGTTGTTAGCAGATAGTCGCCTGATACGTATTCGTATCTCTCCTCTCATTATATGGCATGTAAATCCTGCGACCCTAGACGATCTTGTTCTTCGTCTTTCTTCTACGCCTATCATTGACCCTCAAGACGGTAAATGTCACCAATCCGACATCTTTAACCTCCAGTTCGAGTTTCTCAGGCGGAACGATATAGCTTGGGAGATGTAATCCACAAACTATTCCCGTCTCAGACGAGTATAATATTGTTACCATTTTGTCGCCTTTCTAGATTTTAATGCCCTGCTCAGTCTACTTGGTGGTTAGACGAGTATCTAGTCGTCAACCTCGAACTGGTATACACCAATGCCGGGCTGTCCCACCAACGCTCTGAGCCTAAAGGCTATTTATACTCGCTCAGACGAGTTCGTCTTCCTCTTGCTTCCTCCACGAAAGAGCCATCATGAGAGAGACCCCAAGCACAATAGCCGAAGCACCAAGGCCTACAACAACCCAAGTGCTCGTACCCGTCACCGGGAGAGTTCCTTGAACTGCTGCCTCCGGTACCGGAGGTGATTCCGGATTCAAAGGCTCAGGCGATACGGGTTGAGGAATGGGTACGTCCTCAGCCGTTGTGGTAGTTGGGCTAACTGTGGTCGGAGCTGCCGTAGTAGTCGGAGCCGCCGTAGTAGTGGTCACAGTGGTAACAGGCGGCGTAAAGAAGCAGCCCTCACCAGAACCAGTAAACGACCCAGAGGACTCGTTGGCGAACGCAACCAGAATGGTGACGATGCCCTCGACTCCTCTCTCACTCTCGATCACCGCAGATGCACCAGGCGCCAAGGAAGCAGGCGACACGATGGCGACTTCGCCCGTGTTCGTCAACTGCCAAGCCACATAGTCCGGTCCAGTGCTTACGCACGTAACCGACGCACTTGCCACGGGAGGGAGAGGACAATCAGGCTGATCGTCAAACACCTCACGTGTGATCGGCTCACTACGGTCGAAGACATTCACCCAGGCGTTGTTCTCACGAACAACCTTGAAGAAGGTCCTCAATCCAGTTTCGGCGTAGGTGTCCACACCACAAACCGGAATGTGCGCAGTCCACTCAACTGTCGGTGGATCTGCCTCCGGAGGATTACACTCCTCAGACGTGTTCGGACGACTGTCGACAACCACATAGGCAAAATGACGATCGCCATCTTCCTCGTGGTCTCCGCCATGATGCCCTGTCATCGCAGCTGGAAGTTCATTCCAGTCGAGAGGACCTGACCCTGGCCAATCAACCCAATCCGACCAAAGACCTGTGTTTGCATTGAACGTTGAAGTTGACTTCTCCAAGCGGTATTCTGTGCAAGGCTCAGGGTTGAAAGGTGGGTATGTCGGTGGTGTCCAGGCCGGGATCTCCGCTCCCGGGCAGGTTCCACTTGGCCCGTTTGACAAGGCGTACTGGTCGTGGCGCAGTCCGTCATTTGACATGTGCTTCCAGTATTCGCCATCTGGGAACAAGGATTCATCGATGTGACTCGACTCCTTGTCTGGGTTGATGAGGTTCCACCCGTTTCCGAGCTCTCCTCTTCCATTGACAGGATGACAGATCCACGGTTTGTCATCGTTGTTGTCGCCAGCTGACGCCGTATTGACGTTGAAAGCCGCAAACAGTGCCGCCATCAGAACCAATAATGCAATTATCACTGTTCTCTTTGTTTTCATTTCTTTCCTTTACTTGTTGCTTGTTTGTGAGGGTTCCACTTCGCAGTCACCCACAACCATCTGATTAAAAGTTGACAGTAGTGTCCCATCTAGGACTTTTGGCTAAACGCCAAGTCCACCACGTGGTCCACGCATAATCATCACCTCCTTCAGTCGATTATCTCAACTTCAAACCGTTATGATCATGATCAACGTCTTTCCGCTTCATTAGCTCAGGTTCCGTTAGGAATGACGTCAATCGTCACTGCCGCCAGCCCAACATTGGTACGAGAGTTCTCAACTCCTCCGTTGTTCATGAAGTCGACCCAGGCAATGATGTCTGGATGTGACTCCACAAACTGCTCGAGGAAGATCTTCCGACTGTAGCAGCGGATATGATCTCCCATTCTTGTCATCCAGTATCCTGGGTAGACTCGGAAGACGTTCGGGATGAGTCGCCGATCAACGAGGATGAACGGAGTGCCATCCTCCTTCTCTCGCACTTCCCCAACGTACTTTGCCACTTCGGCGATGTTCTCCGTGGTGACCTCGATGGCCTCCACGACGAACGGCTTGCGGACATATTCACTGAATTCCATTTGTTGGTTCCTTGTTTCCTTTTGATTGTGCTTTAATAGGGATTTGCTCCCACAGACGTGCGCCGCACTTGCAGAGAGTGTCATAGTTTATGAAGTTGGCAGTATGGAGTTTCCCACACCGACAACTGATCCACGGTACTACTTCCATTACGCTCCTTTGATTAGATGGTTTGATCTGTTACTTCTGAACAGATCGAACAATTCCGGTGATGCTCAGCCTCGCCTTTTTGAAGTTCCTCCTCGTCGAATAACTTCAGTTCAGTTTCTGTCGGAGTGAAAGTTTTCACAATACGTTTACATCTAGGGCACTTCATTTTCATTGATCAACCACCGGAGCCATTTCATCAATTGCTCTGTTAGACCACATTAATGCCTCCTCTAATTTTGTCATTGCGAGATGCTTGGCTCTGCCCATTGGTAGAATATGGTCAAGGATGATTGCTCCGTCCAAAAACAGGGAGTGCACGGCTCTGTGCATCTCCGCCGTTCTTTTGGTCTGTCCATGATCACAGAATCGACTGTTGATTTCAGAGAGACCGATAGAGGTTCGGTTGTCCCTCTTAAGTTCTTCGTCGATAATGTCCTCTCTTTCCAACATCCGTTCGAGGTCTGGATCAGGAAAACCTTCCTTGATGGGTTCTGCTGGCCCAGAGTTCAAGTCACTCATCATCGACCAGTGACACAGCGTACTTACGCTCTAGGGCGTCCTCCTCAATCGTAACGAACAGCGACTGCAGGTACGCCTTGACTCCCGTCTTGCCGTTGACAGACCACTCGTAACCACGAGCGATCAAATCAGCGATCTTGATGTCAGCCCAGTCGAGGACCTCAACAGAGGCCTCATCCAGGTTGGTACGAGCGGTGGATGTGATCATCACAACACGAGGTGGGCGGTTGTTGAAGTTGACTGCCACCTGAATATACGGCGTATCTTCATCACCTTCTTCTCGAGCTGCGAGTGAACGAACGTTCCAGCCGTCCTCAGTCATCTGAGCGGCTGTCTCCGGGTCAAGGATGACCGCAAAGTTGCGATCTCCTTCCCTGTTGTACTGGCCTTCCTTCCCTGCGAAGTTCTTGAAGATCAGTCGTGCATCTTCGACCATGAAGGTCTTTGCTTCATCAGCCATTATCGTCATACCTTTCATTAGTTTGCTTGATGAATTTCTCAGCAAGAAGGTTGTCTTCCTGCTCGGGAATGGCGCCGATGACCCCCGAGGTTTCTTGAGCGATGATCGAGGCCATGTCTTCTACGCCGGTCTGGTACGCCGGTTGATGACGATGTTGTTTCATTAAAACGTCTCCTTCTTGACGAGAAGTTGAATGTTGTATCGCTTACCGACTTGGTATCCGACCAAGAAAGCTAAACCAATAACGATTGGTGGGTTGTTAAGTATTCTTTGCATGATTATCCTTCCGTGAGCTCTTCGAATGAGCCCTGTTTGTTAATAGCCTCCAAGGCTTGGTCCTGGAGATGATTGAAATATGTCATGTCTATGTCTAGAGACTTCTCAGCCTCTCGTTCCAACGCAACGTCACGGATGACCCACTTGTAACCCTTTGTTCCTGTTACTGCGTAGGTCTTTCCGTCCTTAACCCTTAATAGGTTGCCGCCACCTTCTAATACAGGGACAAAGCTCCCTGTGCGGCCAACATGGGTCATCTTGCTGATGTCATCAGACTCTGTGAAGTCAAGATACATCGTGCCCTGCACAACGTTCTTAGTCTCACAGAAATCGTCGAACTTCAGTTCTTCTTTCGTGAACAAAGTCTTGAACACATATGGATGCTGGAATTGAGCACCAACAGCGGTCCACTTATCGCCCACTCGAGCAATATAGACCGCATCGTTGACAAGACAGAACTTATCGTAGGTTCCCTCGAGTTCGAATTCATAACCGTACTTCTTTCCGAAATCGACGATGAACTCAATGATCTCTGGCGTTGCGTCAGGAATCTTGATAGAGTCGGTCTTGATATGAGCAACAGTGAAGCCACGGTCTTGGACCGCTTCCTTCAGGTCGATCATGAACAATGCACCACGCTTCGCTACGATATTGTCTTTATTACGGTTATCCCGAAACGGGTTTTCAAATCGTGCGATAGTGAGTCCGTATACGATGTTAATGACGATCTTGAGAGCGTACGACAGAGCTTCAGCACTCTCGGGGTTTTCCTCAGCAGCCACCAGAAACTTGGTGAGCTTACCTTCAAGGAGATTCCGTGCGGTCCCGTAGTCCTTACGCTTAATTGCCATACGTGCTTCTTTGAGGGCACTGAAGTTCTCGGTATATTGGCCGAAGAGGTCGAGTAATTCGATACTCGTCGGATGCATACTCGCCACATCCAGAAGCGCAACGTTCGAATATAAACCTGTCTCGGCATATACATAACCCCCTTCGCCGACGAGTTCTCCATGGTAGTCACTTTCCTTTCCATTAAACGTGTAACCTGGGAACATCCCGCTCAGATCTGTATAGACAAATTTGCTCTGGGGGTTTTTGTCGTCCCCAAATATGATCTTCGCAGTATGCTGCTGGGTGGTATGGTTGACGGACAGTCCAGAGAGGTCTGCGAGAATCTGACGAGCAATGAAGTCTTGCTCTCGAGCCTCGAAGACGGCTTGCGCAGCAACGACGTCGTTGGCGCAGTACTCTGTGACACGATGCCATTGCTCCTCTGGCACAGGCTGATCCCATGGCAAGTCGAGCTCCATGTGATGGATACCCAACTCGATCATGAACTTCTTCAAACCCTGCTTCTTCGAAGAGAAGTCGTAAATATCGGTGTAGCTGATGTTATAAGCTTCACCGTACAGAGACGCTTGACGATTCTCAATCAGTCCTTTACTGACCTCATATACCTCAGCGTTCTGAAGACCGAGGAAGCGGGCGTAGATAATATGATTGTCGTACCTCCTGTTGTTGAAGCCAACTAACTTCAGATTGAACAGTGGTTCAATCTCCTGAGGGGTCGGGTTCACCATTTTGACGACGGTGGGTGAATCTTCTGCTTTCCAGCATACAACGAGTAGATTGGGATAGACCTCTACGTCGAAGAAGACCAACGGCCCATCTTCCTCTTCCCTCAAGGGCATGTCGTTCTTCCCGACGAATTTCATCGTCTGGATCATCTTGATGCATGCGCCTGCCTGATTCGTTGACTTCGCTGCGAAAGCGAGGATTTTCGGACGCATATCTAAGAGGTTGTAGCTCATGCCTGAAGCATAAGCATCCTCGAGGATATGATGGATGAAGTCCATTGAAGGCTTGGTGCCTGGATGGATTTCCTTGCGAAGATTGCGTTCGATTAACTCTCGTAGCGCTTTCTCGCTCTTGATGCTCTTTTCATCGATCATACTTTTTTCTTTCTTAGGCAACCCGCTGCTGATCTTAGCGATCTCCAAGTCATTGCATCTGGTCAATTGGCGACGAAGTGAACTGTCTCCGAGAAGCGTTTTGATCTCGATTCCAACATCATAAACACCGGCCAACTCATGCACGTCGCCAGCATAAATGTAATGGAGATGCACACCCTTTCCTGATTTGCTGAGCTCAGTGTAAGTTGGGGGAAACTTTGCTGCCTCTTCAAGGTTCTTCTCCAAATCTTTCTCGCCCTGTTCATCGACCAAATCGAAGTCGAGGACGATGTACTCTTCTGGAACTTGCACATAATGAAGCTTGGTTGGATCGTGGTCTTTGAGCGTCATGTGGACGTTTTCCCACTTCCTACCTGGATGGCCGCTGTCTTTGGCGTACTGAGCCAGTTGATCAGCTAAATAATCGTTGGCTGCGCTTTTACCTTCGTAATCATTCAGCTCTATACGATATGGTTTTACCTCAGCTGGAATTACTGGCTTCGCCAAGATGTCTTTGTAGCCGGAGTAATAGTTACGGATTCTTTCTTCGTTTACCACGGCACGGTCCTCCACATCATAGAAATAGTTCTCCAACTCTGAGCGGAACCTGTACAGCGGGTAACGCTTAACATCTGACTCATCACAATACTGCTTATACAATTCCCACGCCTGCTTCAACGATATACCGTCCTGAGCCTTGAATATGTCGTGATTGGCCTCAACGTAGTTGTAGAAGAAGTCGGTTTGATACTGCATCTTCGTTGGCTCATAATCGATGTAGTAGTTCTTTCCCATCTTCTTGTACACCTGCAAGCAGTGCCAAGCGATTCCTCCGAGTTCGAATTGGATCTGATCCACTAAAGCATGGTAACGGCCATTTGTGATCGTCGTCCCAGAAGGACTGACATCCAACAAACGTCGAATGATTCCTGCCTTGGCGTTACGGATCTTTACCGGCTCGTTCGTTCCCATGAACAACATTGCTCTAGGGACAATCGGAATTGGCTTCATGTACTTCTCGTTGACGAAGATTTCCTCGTGAGCAGTGATCGTATTCAGGAGCGTGTTATCTTCGATCCTGGAAAGATCACCGTCATGTTGAATCGCTACCAATGGGTTGTGCTTGAATGGAGCTGTGGAGAATGAGTTGTTGTTACCGGTCAAGGCCTTTCCGTCAAATATAGATGTGTAGCCTTGGAAGAGTTGAGCAATTACGTTGAGGATTGTGGACTTTCCGCTTCCTGGCTTTCCGTAGAAGACAAGGAATTTCTGAATTGTAGCTGAATCTCCAGCAACAATAGAACCGATCGCCCACTCAATCTTTCTCCGTTCTTCCTCAGAATATAGGGTACCGACAAGTTCGTCCCAGGCACTAATGCTTCCTTCTTCCAAAGAATACGGGAGTCGTTTCGTAACGTAGTCACTCTTCTTTACCTCCGTGTTCTGGAAGATTAGTTTCGAGTCCAGGTCTTGTCGATTCTCTGGCAAAGATTGAATGAACCGTTTGAATGTCGTCCACGACTTCGAATCCCAGTTGGCCAAGGACTTGACGTGAGTGATTGCTCCAGTCTTTTCTCTGTACTCCTTATCATACTCAAACAGATGAGCATCTACGAGTCTTTGGACATCGTACTCATCCGTTGACCAGATCTGTGCCTCCTCATCCCAGATAGCCTGGAACACATTATGGTAGACCAACAGATCCTTAACTCTTCTGTTCACAATCCATTCAGGGAAGATCGAATATGTTCCATCCTTCTCACGGGTCACACGAACATTATAGAAATCCAAAGCGCAACCCCCTTTCAGATAGGCCAGTCTTGGTCAACCAGATATTGGCAGAATTGGTAAAACACCTCAACTTTTCTTTGATCTTCTGGAGGATCGTTCATAGGAAACAATCCTCCATAGCCATCCTCGTCGTAGTCCCTCCAAACGAAGTCGTACAGAATTCTGTCAATTTTCTCCGGGGGAGTTGTTGACGCATCATTCTCTTCATGAAGTTCTAGGTTCTCTAAGAATTTCCAAAACCAGAATTCCGGTGTTTCTCCAGCATTGAATTCGGCTCTACGAGAAAACGCAATCAGCATTTCAAATATAGAACATCCAATCATGCTTAGAGAATCGTCGTCTTCTAAATTTGATTCAACAAAGAACTCTTCACGTAGCTCTAACCCGTCCTCACCCCTGTTATCGTCTCCAGAAACTAACCACACATACTCGGTGTTGAACAACTTTCTAAATAACTTCCAGTAGGTTAAGGACGGGGTAGGAACTTCCACTCGGTTCACTTTTGCACAGAGCCAACTGAAATATAGATTCTCAAGTGGCTCGCTC